ACTCCAATGAGTCGAAGCAGACCTTCAGCAAAAAGAGCAAGAACAACCCAACCAACACACATTGAAATAATCGAAGCATTACGATTGTGTCTGCGTATTGCATCATCTATCATCTCCTGACATTCTTTTTTGGTCACTAAACGATCTGGTTTTATATCAGTCATTCTGTTTGCCATACATGCTTCCACCTAAAAACTTTTCTAAAGGATCTGGATTACCAGAGACAATAGCACATGCTCTTTTATAAAACATATTGTTGGTATTGCCAGATTTTTCAAAAGTTTCCTTTATCTTTACCCAGTTATTGTAGGTATGAGAATCCATCTTGGGTTGTTCGGTATTCACTAATTATAGTGGATACCTTTTTATTTTCAACCTTTTATGTTGAAAATAAAACAGTCATTAAGAAAATATTAAAACGGAAAGGGTGGGATTCGAACCCACGGTGCTACTAACACGGCAGTTTTCAAGACTGCTACCTTAAACCACTCGGTCACCTTTCCAAAATTTATCTAACTTCAAAGTCTAGTTTACGCACTTTTCTATTTCTTCTTGCTTCTTGCCAAGCAATATCCTCTGAAGAAAGTACATTTTTAGACTTGTTAGTTTTTGCAAAGTTTAACATAACAACACTAGATAAATCAACTGCTGTTATATTATCATTATCTCTTATTGTAGCAAAGTTAGGACATCCACAAGATATTGTTTTCCCAGTTCTACCTTGTATTTCTTTTCCACATTCTTTACATCTTATTTTTAAAGATTCCATAATGTATTACCTCCGTTGTCTTTATTTATATGGAGAATAGCGGACTCGAACCGCTGACATCCTGCTTGCAAAGCAGGCGCTCTACCAACTGAGCTAATTCCCCAGATGGAGTAAGCGTAATATACCTCAAGGATATAACAGAGGCTTACCCTCTATCTTCCTCTGTCTGGGAGAGGAGGTGGGGAGATTCGGACATTTCCAACCCTCCCCATACGACGCTACGGAAGATACCCGTAGTAGAAGTTGGCGTCTACTTAGTTAATCGCTAAGGACTACCAAAGCCCAAGGTCGGACTTGAACCGACGACCTACGCTTTACAAAAGCGTTGCTCTATCCAACTGAGCTACTCAGGCATACTCCACAACCTGGATTCGAACCAGGGACCAGCCGATTAACAGTCGGCGGCTCTACCGCTGAGCTATTGTGGAATAAGGAACCAAAAGGTTCAGAGCGAAATACGGGATTCGAACCCGTGACACCAACTTGGAAGGATGGGATGTTACCACTACACCAATTTCGCTGGCGACTCAGGTAGGACTCGAACCTACGACCGACTGCTTAGAAGGCAGTTGCTCTATCCAACTGAGCTACTGAGTCATGGGACAATCATACCATTTTAAGATTTGATTGTCAAGTAGGACGAGAGGGACTTGAACCCTCACAGGCAATGCCCGACAGATTTTAAGTCTGGTGTGTCTACCAATTCCACCACCGTCCCGAAAAGTACCTCTTAATAAGGTAATAGGAGTGGAGGGAGTCGAACCCCCAACCGCGCACTAATCTGGTGCATACAGAAGGTATAAGCTTCTCGCTCTGCCAATTGAGCTACACTCCCTTGAACATATAACAATCATACCACATGTATAAATGGTTGTCAAATGGTTGACATGTGGCACGGAGAGAGAGGGATTTGAACCCTCGGTGAAGTTACCCCCACACAGACTTTCCAGGTCTGCACCTTAAGCCACTCGGTCATCTCTCCAAGAGACCTCCCTGTTTGTGCATCGTTGAGAGGCATGGGAGGGGTGAGACTTATACGAAGTGTGGACCTCCGCTGCTCATGAAATAATAGTATCAGTTTTCAAGGTTGCTGTCAAGTCTAGATTAGTCTTCGTTAAGATTTTCTAATGATAGATAGGTAATTTCATCCGTGTCATCAGAAATATTAATCCATTCATCAAACTCTTCTGCGATAGATACAGCGTTAAATTGAGATTCAGTATCTCCTTCTGCAAGTTCATGAATCCTATTAATAGACCAATCTCTAATAATTGGGAGAGGTTCAATCACTTTTTCCATAATAATCTTTTCTGAAGTATCTGCTGAGGATGTTGCTATTGTAGTAGGCGGGGATACCATTGTCAAGGGCTTCTGTGAGGACATCATTTTTGAAGAGTTGCCTCGTTTCCTCGAAGTTGGTTTTACCTTTGGTTTTGTGGAGGGAGAGGATAGTCCGTCTGAATATCCCTCTACCATAATGTTCCACATCTTCTTTAAGTTCTGGGCAAGATCCATAATAGGTTTTCCAATCAGATTCAGACTTTACTTTGCGTTTTTTTCCTTTGGGCGTTCTAAACGACCAAAAATATTTTCTACCAATGTACTGTCGTTGGTTGGAGAGATTGGTAATGTTATAAACAAAACCAAAGTGGTCCCCAATATCAGCACTGGTGAAAGCACTACCATTATAGATCCAAGGGTTCTCATAGTCAATATCTGTACTCATCAATAATATCAAGGACTTCGTTTAAGTATTTATGGGCGAGTCCTTTGGAGTCCCAACTAGGTTGATCACTATACAATCTATTTTTTAATTTTAAGATGCGAACTTTTAGTTCATCTTTTGTGAGTTGATTTTTTGACATAAAAAAGAGGAGATTTCTCTCCTCTATCTATGTGCATATTCCTATCCATTCTTTATTATAGTCATAATCTCCAAACAAAAAGTCATCACATTCTGCTGCCTCTCTATATGCATTTAAAATTTCTTCTTCACACCATTCATCATAATTGGAATCCTGCGAAAGTATTTTTGGTAACATCTTGTTTTATTCCTCCAACTACGTAAGACTCAACTTCCGTTTCTTGTGGAGCAACTTGAAGTCCTTTAGAGGAAATCCAATGCTGAGTCCAAGGAAGTGGATTATTATTTGCTGCAATATCATATTGTGGCTTAAGACCAATAGCTTTAAGTCTTCTATTTGCGATCCACTCTACATATTGCTGAAGAAGTTTATCGTTTAGTCCAATCATGCTCCCATCTTTGAACAGATAATCTGCCCAACGTTTTTCTTCATTTACAGCACGATCAAACATAGCATAAGTCCACTCTTCTTCTTCCTTCATAATCTGCTTCATTTCTGGATCATCACCATCACGCCATTTGTTCAGAATGTTCTGAGTGATAGCTAGGTGTTGATTTTCGTCTCTTGCGATAAGAGAGATGATCTTAGCGGATCCTTCCATAAGCTTAAGTTCGCCAAAGGCGAAACTGCAAGCAAAACTAACGTAAAACCGAATACCTTCAAGAATGTTAACGTTTGCGACTGCTCTGTACAGTTTTCGTTTGACATCGTTAAGTGTTTCCTTTGCGTATGATACTCCTTCAAGATTATGCATCCAAGTATTAGATGCACCATATTGTTGTGATGATTGAATGAAGTCATCATATGACTCTGTAACGCTCTTAGCACGTTCCAGAATACGCTCATCAGTCACAATCTTATCAAACACCTCAGAAGGGTCTGAATAGACATTTTTAATGATATAGGTGTATGAACGTGAATGGATCATTTCCATGAATCCCCATACTTCCATACATGCTTCCAATTCGGGTAGTGAGCAGTATGGAATAAATGCCATACCAGGACCACGACCCTGAATAGAGTCAAGCATAATCTGATACTTCAGATTAGAAGTATAGATATGCTTCTGCTCTGGGCGAAGTGTCTGATAATCACCACGATCCTTCTGGAGAGACACCTCTTCAGGTCTCCAGAAGTATCCTAGTTGTTGAGTAGTAAGTTTATCGAAGATTGGATACTTGTATGAATCATACCTTTGAACTCCTAAAGGTTTTCCAAAAAACATTGGTTGTTTTTTGGTATTCACTTGCTCAGTGTTAAAAACTGTCATTCCCTTAATACTAGACTCATTATAATCTTTGTCTTTTAAAAAATCGTATTGCATTCTTTACCTCTAAGTATATTTTATCGGAGTATTGTATTAGATTTTACAAGATTCGCAATCCTCCTCTTCACTACTTACAATATCATTTATGTATTTTTCTATTTCCAAAGCTCTCTGAATATTTTCTTCAACCATGGAATCATTTTTCATATCATGAGTATTTTGATAATAGCTGGTTTTCCAACCATATTTGTATGTTGTTAGAAAATCTTGAGCCATTACAGACACAGGAACTTCATTGTCAGGATAGTTTTCTGGATTATAACTCCAGTTTCCAGAGATTGCTTGGTCATAAAACTTTTGCATTACGGCAACAATATTAATATATCCACGATTAGATTTCATATCCCAGAGAAGAGTGTAGTTATTCTTTAGCGTAGAATATGATGGAACAATCTGCTTAAGAGGTCCTTTTTTCGACTTTTTAATGGACAAATAATCTCTAGGTGGTTCGATTCCATTTGTGGCATTTGACACAACGGAGCTGCTCTCCGAAGGCATTTGTGCGGACAGTGTGCTGTGTCTGAGACCGTGTTCCAAGATAGATGCTCTAAGACCTTCCCAATCATGATCTAACCCAATATTTGTTATTTCATCAACATCCTTTTTATAAGTATCGATTGGTAAAATCCCATCAGAATATTTTGTTCTACCAAAATCACTGCACCATCCTTTCTCTTTTGCAAGTTGATTGGATGCCTTTAAAAGGTAATACTGAAAACTTTCAGAAAGTCCATGAACCGCATCCCATGCTCCTTGAGAATCATAATTAAATCCTAGTTTTGCCAAATAATGAGCGAGACCAATAAAACCTATTCCAAGGGATCTACGTGCCTTTGTAGCACGTTCTGCTGCCTTTACAGGATAATCTTGATAGTCAATCAATTCTTCCAATCCCCGAACAGAAAGATCACAAAGATCTTCCAGTTCAGTATCATTTTTAATCTTGCCAACATTGATAGCAGAGAGAATACACAGAGCAATCTCACCGTCACCATCGATATGTTGGAGAGGATCTGTAGGAAGTGTGATCTCCTGGCATAAGTTAGACATGTTTACTTTGTCTTTGAAAGAAGAGTGAGAGTTACAATGGTCGATATTCATGATGTAGATTCGACCAGTCTCTGCTCTCTCCTTCAGAAGATCCAGAATGAGTTCTTGAGCTCGGATAGTCTTTCTTGGAACAGATGAATCTCGTTCATAACCCACATATAACTCGTCAAATCTATCAGTGCCAAAAGCATCATACAAACCAGGAACGTCGTGAGGAGAGAAGAGGGATACTTCTGCGTCTGCGATGAATCGTTCATAGAAGAGTTTACTGATTTGGATAGAGTAGTCTAGTTTGCGAACACGAT